TGGTTGGTTGTCCATGTTGGCTCCTGGTTAAAAGTGAAGTGCTCTTGGCAATGTCTGCACTTCAAAGACACATGTAAAGGTCAAACCAATAACCTCTGCCCTGCAATGTAAGTGGTTGTTGTGAGAATCTATGGAGAAAATTCCAACCACCTACGGCGTCAAACTAAAACGGTATCTTGCTAGAAATATCGTCATCCGCATCTTCATCTGGTTTAGCTAAATCTGCTAGGCCAGGCTCGGATGCCTTTTGCGGTTCGTCTTTGTCACTATTTTCTTCGTCTGGATTTGCTGCTTTATATTCAAAACTATTATGAATTTCAGTTTGTACAAAAACCGGTAATTCTATAAAAATGTCTTGCATGGCTTTTGACTTTTCATTCATGTTGCCGTTAAATTCATCGCAGTAATCGTCTAGGTCAAAAATAACTTGCGGATTGACTGTGGCTACTTTTTGTACACCACCGTCTGGTCGTGTTAGTTTGAGGATCTTGGCATTACCGCCAGCAAAACCTCTCGCTGGATCTGCCGCAGTATGACCTATCTCTATTCTGGCTGTCATGCCGACTAGAACTCCTACATCAAAACCTGCAAGTTCTTCTTCCGTGAAAGCCTTGCCTCTCCAATTCTCCAGATCTTTTCTGAGGTTTGCTGCCTCAAACAAAGATGCAGTGTAAGTTTTGCTCACGCCAAACGGTCTTTCATCTTGCATTAAGATTTCATTGTCCTCCGGATCCATGGCCTTGGTTATTTCAAACTCAAGGCGGATTTCTTTTTTCTTAGATTTCTCACCTTTATATTCTTTTTCTCTTGTTCCAAGATCTACGATTCTGAAACAAGTACCTTGATAGATACCTGGTTGTAATTTAGCGAAGTCTTCTCCGCCCCCTTCCGTACTTATTGTCAAACTCATAATGATCTCCTAAAATGTTGTTTGCTTATTATCATAAATTAATATAGGATTGTATACACTTTAATAATTAAAGCAAGACCAACCAGGAAATAAATGTGACTCTCAAAATAACCAGACCAAGCAAGCCAAAAAATTTTAACACTCCATTCACTACAGATCACCAATACCAGTTCAGTCAATTCCTGGCAGAACATGGTTTGGAACCAGACCCAAAAAAGGGTTTGATTACCGATGGGTCTATTGGTCGGGCCTACATAAATGTCGGTGGTCAAAGAAAGTTAGTGGGTTGGTATCAGCTGTGGATCGATCAATCGATTCCGTTTGGACGATTGGGTGACTATCGTATCTCGGCTGACCAACCCACGGCTGTCTGGAAATCGGAGAATCAACAAAAGCGCAGAATAACCAAAGAACAAAAAGCAGAGATAGCAGCCTTACAAAAACAGGCTGAGGTCAAACAACAGGAGAAGTATTCTAAGTCCGCCAAGCGTGCTCAGAGCCTTTGGGAGAAGGCCAAACCTTGTGAGAAACACTCTTACCTAGAGAAGAAAAAGGTTCTCTCCTATGGCCTTAGAGCAGACGAACATGGCAACCTTATGATTCCGCTGTATGACAAGCAGATGACGATTGTGGGGATCCAATACATAGATGAACATGGCGGCAAACGTTTTCTTACTGGTTCCAAAAAAAGCGGTAGCTTTTTTATACTTGGATCGGAGATCTTAAAAAGTTCAGACATACTCAATTACGCAGAAGGATATGCCACAGCTGCATCGGTCTACGCTGACTTCTCGCAGCCAGTGATCGTGGCCTTTGATGCTTACAATCTTACGCCGGTCGCAGAGACGATGTTCGAGTTTTTCGCTGATCGCAAGCATGTGTTCATTGCCGATAACGATGATAGTAAAACCGGAGAAAAGGAGGCAACTAAGGCCTGCCAGTATGTGCGCAAGAACAAAGGGCAGGCAGAAGTCTTGATGCCAGAAACACAGGGTGATTACAACGACCATAAGAACGAGCTCGAAGAGATCGAATCCGTTGAGGGCGAAGTCATACCCGCGATGCAAAAATTGGACTTACCGACTGAATACGACTTCCAGAGATCTGCGGCTGGACGGTTCCTTAACACCAAAGACAACATACGCGGGGTAATGAAGACCCACGACATAGAGGTGCGTTACAACGTGATTAAAAAGCGCATGGAGATAGAGATACCCAACATGAAGTTTATCGCTGACATGAAAGAGGAGGCCAGCCTCATAGAGATCGAAGATCGCTGCATTAACATGGGGATCCCACATACCAAGGTGCGAGACTATTTGAAGATCTTGGCCAGAGAATACAATCCGGTCAAGGAGTGGATCAATTCTGCGCCTTGGGATGGCAGAGACAGGCTCCAGGCATTTCTTGATTCATTGGTTACCCATGACTCAAACCAGTTAAAAGAGATGCTTATGAAGAAGTGGCTGATAAGTTGTGTGGCCGCTGCTTACGAAGTCAATGGCGTTGAGCTCGAAGGCATACTCGTTTTGCAGGGCGCACAAGGCCTGGGTAAGACGCTGTGGTTCAAGCGACTGTGCGATTACGACCGTGGTTGGCTGTTAGAAGGGGCAACACTTAATCCTTCTGATAAGGACAGCGTAAAGCGGGCGGTGAGTCATTGGATCGTTGAGCTCGGAGAGATAGAGTCCACGTTTAAGAAGAGTGACATCGATCAGCTGAAAGCGTTTGTTACGGCGAAGACGGATGAACTTAGATTGCCATACGACAGAGCTTTCACGACCTATCAAAGACGTACGGCTTTCTACGCCAGTGTCAACGCGCGCGAGTTTTTGACGGACACGTCCGGGAATCGAAGATTCTGGGTACTCGCAGTTAAGGACATAGACGTCAATCATGGCGTGGACATGCAACAGCTCTGGGCCCAAGTTAAAGAGACGATGTATGTGCAAGGCCAAAAGAATTGGTTTCTATCACCAGATGAGCGTGAGCTCTTGAATGAAAGCAATGAGATCTACCGAACCCAGAGCAGCGTGGAGGATCTACTCCTGGAACATGTGGACTTTGAGTCGGAGAACATTAAGCCGGTGCAGATGACCAAGCTGCTCAGAGATCTGGGAATTAAGGCGCCCAGGATGCCAGACTTCAAAGAGGCAGCTCGTGTCCTACACGAGAGAGGCATCGAGCCGCGCCGGTCAAATGGCAAGAAGGTGTATGATATGGACTACAAAGCGATTGATGATAACGGCATAACATTCGGAGATAAATTCTAATGGCAGGCAAGGGCGATCGACCAAGACCTGGAGTTTACTCGCAAGAGTTTAGGGATAACTTTGACAGGATCTTCGGCGATAGACGGGTGAAAAAGACAGGGTTAGCTGAAGAAAAAAAGGGTAATGCCGCACTGGATGATGATGGCCAGGTTGATGATGATTATAAGGCTGAGTTATGATGTGGTATAAGTTTGGTTATAAAAGGGTATGGTGCAGTGCATAGTAAAGAAAATGCCACCCTGTGCAACTTTGCTTTACCTACGCTGTTAATTACTATAGGTAGTGTTAGGTATATACTTATAAAGAATAATATTAATTACATGGTTATAAACGCAATATAAGGGGTTTATACGGAGAACAGAATAGGAAGTGTTGAGATGCTATACACTGCACTCTGTACCCTGTTAGGAAAAAAGATATGAACTTACAACAAATTAAATTGGTTCTGGATGATGAGGATATTGAGATCCGCACGCCCATCATCAAAGCCAAATCTTTCACCGGAGTTGAGCGCAAGCTCAAGGGTGAACATATCATTGCGATACTAAGAATAGATGACGATAAATACATGGCATTTGTAGAGGACTAAGGATGGTAGGCAGACCCAAGAAACCCAAAGACAAAATAGTAACGACACCTAAACAATTTGAGAAGGATGAAGAGTTTGGTTTGACTGAGATGCAAGCAGCATTTGTTTGGCATTACACCGAAGGTGCGTGTGGCCAGACCGATGCGGCCCGGAAAGCTGGCTATGAATTTCCTGCGGTTACTGCGAACAAGCTATTGTCTGGTAAGCATTACCCGAATGTGGTCAAGGCCATTCGGATTAGACAAGACGAACTGGCCGAGAAGTATGCGATCACACCACAAAAGACTGGCACAATGTTGTGGAAGATCATGGAGACTGCGTATGAATCGGGAGCATTTAACGCTGCCGTCTCTGCGATTAAAGAGCTGAACCAGCTCGGCGGTTTATCCATAAATAGATCCCAGAACATAAACATCAACGCTAACCTGGAGAAGATGAGCAAGGATCAAATTAAGGAACGCCTGGGCGAATTGCTCGGCGCAGAAACCTCGACTTACTCGCCTAAAGATAAGTAGTAAAAAAACAGAGTAATGGCCTCTTCTCTTTGCCAGGCCCAAAAATCCAGAAAAATTCACCTGTTGCCAAAAAAGCACGGTATATCAGTGACTTACACGCAATAATTCAAGTAGAATATTAAGATCTGCATGACGCCTTGTGTTCACAACAGTAACAGCGCACAAAACTGGAGTCCCTTGGGCCTGGTTTTTTGCCAGGATCAGCGTAAATTTTGGACCCATATGGCCCGGTTTTTTGTGTCAGCGCAGGTTGCGGTCATTATAAGTAAGTTAGATACATTGAATCACCACAAAAAATGATCCTAAAAAAATTTTGCAAAAATTTGTAAATTTTGAGACACTCTTACAATGCCAATCAACAGCAGAAACAAGGGCGCTCAATTCGAGCGAGACGTGGCCAAGATCCTTAACCAGTTTTTCCAGGACCAGGGCATTGATTATCAAACCAAACGCAACCTAGAACAATACCAACAAAAAGATCTATGCGATCTGGACATACCCTTTCACGCGGTTGAATGTAAATCATACAAAGAAGGCAGCTGGCTCAAGGCCGCCTGGTGGGATCAAGTTTGCAGTGCCAGTAATGGTAAAATTCCCACTTTGATTTTTAAGTTCAATCGCGTTCCTATCCGAGTGTGCATACCCCTTTACGCAATAAACACCGAGTGGGACCCAGACCCCCAAAAAATTTGCGTCATTTCTATTGACCATTGGTTAGAGATACTGGCCAAAAACTGGGACAAGTATAGAATCCTAGACGAAAAAAATTATGACAAAAAAACCGGATCCTAAACACGGCATCACCAGCTGCGCTGTAGGCCAGGAAGATGTGGCCATACTCATGGACTACATCATCGACCAGGATCCACAAAAAGGCCTGGTTCACAAAAACGATACTGCCTCCGAAGATCAATCCGTGCGCGATGCGGATGTCTATTTCATTGACCACGCTGCCGAACGCATCTACAAGTTGCTCAACAAAATCGGCAACACGGTCAACAAATACTTCAATTACGAGATCTCTGGCATTGAAACCGCCCAGGTGATCCATTACCGGGCGCCTAGCAATGGTTATGGGTATCACATCGACTTAGGCCCAGAAGAGGCCGCTAATCGCAAGATAAGCGCGTCTATCCTGCTAAATGATGACTATGACGGCGGCGAATTTTGCTTTAGGACCGGCGAAACAGGTTCCTGTACGCGTCCAGGCATAGGCGATGTTGTTGCTTTCAGTAGCTTTATTCCGCACAAAGTGAACCCAATTACCCGCGGTGATCGATTTGTTTTGGTTGTTTGGTTTACTGGACCAGCTTTTCATTGATATACTATTTGCATGAGCATCTTCGATGATATAAACCTATTTGGTTCTAGTGTTGACCAGTTGTTGGCTCAAAAAAAAGAGAAAACGGACATTACTAGAGATTTAGCTGAAAAACATGGCGCAAAATTGCCTTATTTTGCAGCGCAATTTGCACCAGGCATGGGGATTAAAGATGCAGTAGGCGAAATGCCAGGCTTGCCACCTACAGGAGCAGAGCTGACTGACATATTTTCAGCTCCAAACGAACCTAGCATGGCAGAAAATATTAGATCTGGTGGTCTTGATAGATACCTTATAGCACCACTACAAGGACTTGGTGTTTTAGGCGATGCTGCTTATGGGATTCCATACGCTGGACCAGTCATCGGTGCTGGACTAAAATTACCCGGTGCTCTTGCAGCAGTCGCAGGTGGTATAGGCAAGGCCAAAAAAGGAATTACAGCCTTAGATGATACCAAAAAGATGCTAAAAGCCGATGTTGATGCCTTTGCCAGAGATGACACAGGTTTCGTTTCACCCACACTCAAAGCCTTGATTGAAAAAGCACCTGCTAATTTAAAAGGCAAACAAATAACCGAATGGCTTAATGCCAACGCGAACAAGGGCGTAAAGCCGAAAGAACTGGAATACCTGGGATTTGACGATTATCTAGCTGCCAATCCTACTGCCACAGTCCGAGAGGCTGTCCAAGGCGTGAGCGGTAACAAGGTTAAAGTTACGAGAACAAGTGCAGGTGATACAAGCGATAATGCCGCCCCATTATTAGAGTTTGATGTTGAGGATTCAGTGTCGGATCCTTTAACTGGTGCAGCTCCATGGGAAAGCAATATTGAAGACATTAAATATGACTTAGAAAATATGACACCAGCAGATGAATCTACAGCCTATGAATTATTACGAACTTTTAAAGAGGCAAATCCTAGTAATCCCGCAAAGAACCTTGATGAAGTTGAAACTTTTTTAAAAAGCAAAGGCGAGAGCTTAGATGATTTAATAGAGCTGGTCGCTGAATCCAGATACATGGACAACCCATACAAGATGATTCAGCCAATGACCAGAATCGGAGACGGTATGGACAATAACTACGACAATCTGCCTGGCTTTGCCTACGGCAACGATGATGTTGGTTATCAGCTTTTTGTTAATGGTGAAAGAGTCACCGATGTTGATAACGTAGCCTACAGCCAAACTGAGGCACAAATACAACTGCGCAATAAAATGCAAGAAGAGCTAGGCACTGATCCATTTAGAATACAAGGCGAAGACGACTTCTACTTTGACGATGAGATAGGTGGCACAAATTACAAAAACTTTGTAGATGAAAGTCTCCCGGGCGGTGATAACTACCGACAAGTTCTGTTTCGTTGGGAAAACGCACCTAAAGGACACAATGCCACAGACCATTTTGACGATCCACAAGCCATTGCCCACGCTCTTGTGCGAGACAGAAAGCTGGCTGATGGCACCGATAGTTTGCATGTAGACGAATTACAATCTGATATTCACACCGCAGGTTCTAAGTATGGTTATGACACGCCAGAAACCCTCAATAAATTAGATAAGGAATTTGAAAATTTGTATGGCGATTATATTGAAAAATATGAGCCTTTTCAAAAAAAAATGCGTCAAGGGTTATTAGACATGATTGAAAGATACCCTAATGAAAATGGCCCTAAAAAACTTCTTGAGAGGTTTGATGTTGTAGATACAACAATATCAAGAGCAGGTGATCCTAACTCAGTTAATTATTTTGACGCTCATCAGAATTTAGTTGATTTTATTTACAACAATAATTTAGAACAAACACTTCCAGCTGTAAGAGAATTTTTAGATGATGTAGTAGATGGTGGTGTTGATATTTCACAAAACATAGTAGGCAATTTAACCAATAATAGAGGTATTAAAAGGAATTTAGTCCCCAACTACCCCTTCAAAGACGACTGGCACAACATGAGCCTGCAACAATTAGTGCTGGATGCCATCGAAAACGGCAAGGACACGATTTCTGTGTCTGGTTCAGCTCCAATGATTTCAAGATATTCAGACAAGTACGCAACTTTTTACGAGACTCTTTACGACAAAAAGATACCCTCTGCCATGAAAAAATTGGCGAACAAGTACGGTGGTAAGTTTGAAAAGGGAGAATTAGACAGAATTAATACTTTTGGCGATGATGCCTTAAAAACTCCTCAAGGAGATCCTTACAGTCAAGCGCAACTTAATGAATTAGACAAAGCAATGAAACCTAATTTAGAATCCAACATCCTCAGAATCACCCCAGAGATGAAGGCTAAAGTGCTAGAAGAAGGATTCCCTGGCTTTGCACTTGGTGGCGAGGTTTCCACCAAAGGCATTAAGGCTCTACGTTTTAAAAAAATTGTTATGCCTAAAGAAGAAGACCGAGGCATTGGATCCCTGTAATGTATCTGGCCATGAACAAAACCACCAAATCACACAAAGGCAACTTCTGGGACTCAGAGACTCAAAGTTTTTACAAATGGGATGAGCTGCAAGAGCTCAATGAAACCAGGCGATTGTACAGATTAATGCAGGCCGAGATCGAAAAAGATTATTCTGCGGCCGAGGATCCAGTGACTATCTCAAAGTGATTCACCGAATCATTCTCCAGGGCCCGCTTAAAAAGTTCTTTCAATTCTTTCTGGTTTAGATCTATTACATCATCGGCAAAGACCACGGCTTTCACCGTGTCTTTATTTTTTTTCATCGTGATCTCTACCGAAGGCCAGCTGTTGAATGATGTTTTCGATACTCTTGAGTTCTTTGTTTTCTTGCACGGAGCTCCCGTTCATCATCTGTCTGCCCTTCTCGCCGAGGATCTGAATTAACATATCCTGTTCCTCCGCTGTCACTATTAGCATTAATCGCATGTTTTTGTTCCTTAAATTTGTTAATTAGATCTGTGTATAAAGATTCGTCAATCCTGCGCATCGTCTCAATGGCATTTTTGTTTACCAGATAATAATGCTCCAGGCTTTCAATGGTCGTGGTTTCCATAAAGGTAACCAGGATCCCATGGATCCCCTCAGCAAAAGATTGTGCATCTTCATACATAACGACAGTTTATTTCCTAGATCTGAAAATATAAATTAAAGCAATAATAGCCTCTCTAGGCAAGTGCCTTAAATGTTCTGGTATTTCTATGCCGTTGATAATCATAATATCCAACCAATTACCGCTGACCAAAAAAAATAAAGAAAGGTAAGTATTAGGGCCCATCCAATTATAATATACAATTTATCACTAATTTTTGTTCTCATAATGCTGCTAAAGCCTCCCTAGCATCTCCCTGGTATCGATCCAGAAAGTCACCCTTATAAATATTAATGATGTAGTCAGCACCGCCAACAACATCGTGATCCCGGTTAAGGTACTTCTTCATCATAGATCTAAGGGCCCCAGGTTTGCAAACCTCCCAGTTAGATCTAAACAAAAGATCCAGTGTAAAAAAATACTTATCCATCTTGCCTCCACTTACAGTTAATAATATCTTCCGTGTGTTTGTTTCTGTCCACCCATCTTCTGGAATAGACAAAAGCAACCCTCAATAAACTCCATAACACAAATGCTGTTATGACCCAAAATATAAACTCAATCATTTCTCCCCCTGTTTATAAAAATTTTCTATCATCTCAACTGCGCGAGCGTTGGCCTCGTCTGCAATTTGCTCCAGGGCATCTATCTCCTTGAGCAACTTATCTTTTTCAAACAGATCCACAACCTTGGGCAGCCTGTCCTCGATCCTTTCGATTTCTTCGCTGCACAAATTCTTGAACCTGGCGGCCACTTGTTCGATTTGTTTTTGTTTCTCTTGGTCTTCCATGCTTACCCCCGAATATCTCTTTTTACATTATCACCGAATGAAAAGCCAATCTTGATGTCTCGCATGTTCTCGATTTCTTTCCACCTTTGTAGATCCTGGTCAGAGATATTCTTTATTTGGATCTCCCAGAAAGGCATCTCATGCTTGGCCTCCAGATACTTGTGAAATTTTTTGATATTAGCCTCGTAAGTTAAGTGCGATATTTTTTTCATCATTCCTCCCGGTTTTTTGTAATTTATCTTCCAGATCCATAACGTAGTCTTTGGTCACAACACCCATTTCCCTGTTGCCGCGCCAGTGAGACTTTCTCCAAACAAAACCTTTGCTGGCTGTTCTCATGTAATGCCCACGCACCAAGTGATGTCTTTTACGCATGGTGCTGGCATTAGATTCTTTGCTAATTTCATCTGGTATATTGATTGTCACCACATAGTGTTCAAACGGTGGTCTCCAACCTGGCCTAGTTTCATAAGGTCTAGCTGCGCTAAACGGCGACTTGTTTGGTTGGATTCCATTCATCTTAAGTTTTTCTACGCAAAGACTTTTGAACTCTGGGTGATTCATAATACCCATGTGCAAGAAAGTTTGCCTTGCTAACCACCAATGCGATTGGATTGCGCTGTTGTGCTTTCTGTTGACAAAATCTGGTCTTTTTTTCAGCTCTTTTTTATAATCATCGTTTGTCCAAAAAGGGTAACTAGCATTTGAATCAAAATAGTTTTTTTTGAAAAAACTTTCATTGTAAAAACCTGGACTTGAAAATGGGTTTAAAAAAGCACAAGACAAATGGTAAAGATCGTGATTCTTTTGAGTTCTCAAAAGCGTGGTAACATTTACTGGATTTACACGATCATAAAACTTTACGGTTTTACCTATAGGAACAAAAAAAGTATGAGGAATCAAAACGCTCGTATTGCTTGTTAAGGCGTTCAACTGATCTTTCATAAACCTATTTGGTTCTTCTATTTCATTCAAACCCACATCACAATTTATTGTTAAACTAAATGCGGCCAGCTCTTGATCGAAACTTTCAAACCAAGGATATATCCTAACAGTGTTGTCATTCTCATCTTTTCTTTCAGCCTTTAATATTTTTTCCAAACGATCGTAGAATTTTTTTTCATTATTAACATCTTGATCTTGCGCAATGATTTCTTTCAAATCTATATAATTACGATGCCATGAGCGTATGCTCGTCTCTTCAACTCTTACCATAGTAGTTATTCCAGATGGATGATTTTCAATTAACAGGGTTTGTTCGTGCGGCATCCGCATTTCCAAATCTGAAAAGAAATTATTTAAAATAGCATTAGGCGGAATCACCTTATTTAACAAGCCAGCCTCAAACTGAAATTTAAGAGAATTAATCCAAGCCTCATATTCTATATTGCAGCGATTACCATAGTGAAAAATATCCTCTATGTAATCTGGACCATGAATAGCGTTTCCTATAATTTTAGGAAACTCAAATCCCAGTCTGTTTACTGATTGTAAAATTTCCATTTGTTTTAGTGAATTTTGGTAGTCACCTTTTCTAGCAAGTTTTATATCAGTCAACACATCACCAAATCGCAAAAAGTCATGCGCTTTGTAAAATGCACTTGATAATTTATTTGTATTTTTTGCTCTAGCCATCACACCACCTTCGTAAAGTTACTGGCGCTAATGATCTCTTTGAACTTAACGCCCAAGAGTTTGTGAATGCGGTCCTCAAACAAACTTACATGTCGGAGGATCTCCTCTTGCTCCTTCATCGTAAAGCTCTGGAACTCTGATCCCAGGTGCAGCTGCGGATTATCGAAAACCTCCATGAGCCGATCTGAGATCTTGTGCTTGGCAAAAGTTTTTGCCGTTACGGTTTTATCTTGATACTGAATCATAATTTTCTCCTTTGATTTAAAAGTTTCACATGGAACAATTAATTGTTTACTTAAATTTCTCACCTACCTATTATGCCTATCTTACACAAATATGCAACTTTTTATAATAACTTGCAATCATAAGCAAAATAATTGATAATAAAAAAGTGAGAGATACAATTAATAATTTAAAGGAGACACTATGAATGTATTAAGTTTGTTTGACGGAATGAGTTGTGGTCGTATAGCACTAGAAAGACTGGGCATACCTGTTGATAAGTATTATGCGTCTGAGATAGACAAGTATGCTATCCAAGTCAGCGAGGCCAATTACCCAGACATTATAAGATTGGGTGATGTTTGCGATGTAAAAGCTGAGGATCTTGAACCTATAGATCTCATAATTGCCGGGTCCCCATGCCAGGGTTTTTCTTTTGCGGGCAAGCAGCTCGCCTTTGATGATCCACGCTCTGCACTCTTTTTTGAGTTTGTAAGATTGTTAAAAGAATGTAAGCCAAAGTATTTCTTATTAGAAAATGTAAGAATGAAAAAAGAGTTTCTTGATGTAATTACTGAACAAGTCTCTTCTTGCTATGAGTCACAAGATGTTGCTCCTCAATTTGTCGATCTAGTTGGCAACGTAAGGTTTGAACCTATCTTTATAAATTCAGCCTTGGTTTCAGCACAAAATCGTCAAAGATTTTATTGGACTAATATTCCAGGCATAGAGCAACCAGAACAAAGAGGTATAGTTTTAAGAGATATATTGGAGACAACACCCGCCGATCCTACTTTAATGTCAGATAGTTTTGTAGCTAGAAACGGTGACAGAAATTGTATGATTGATGAAAGCAAAGAAAAAGCACACAACTTATCTGCCATGGAATATGTCAAAAACGGTAGACAAGGCAATTATCTTGCTTGCGATGAAGATGGTGCACCTAAGCATAAACCAGTAAAACAAACAGAAAGAAATCGTAGACATCTTAGGCAGCTTGATGAAAAGTCTCTTTGTATGACTGCAACTATGTATAAAGGTGCAGGTAATAATGGTATGACTTTAGTGCCAGAAAACCAAGACACCCCTAGCGAGTTTGATAAAAACTTGGACAAAATGACAAACAAAGACGGCAAAGCCTATTGCGTTACTGCAAGATATACCGCAGCAGAGCCAGAAAATAGTATGCAAAGAAAACAAAGAACCATGGTTCCTGTTATGCAAGACGATTTAACTGATTTACCAGAAAAATCATCTGTAATTAAATCCAGTTACTACAAATCATCTAGGGCAAACTTTGAGAATGATAAGAGCAAAGGTGGTAAGTTTTCAGCTACAGGAATACAGCAAAAACAAACACACGACACCCCTAAACAGGTTGGAACAGCTGTCGATGTTAAAGGATTTGATATACAAAAAAGGGTTTATTCATTAGATGGTAAATCACCCACTATAATGGAGGCAGCAGGAACAGGAGGTGGTAGAGTACCTAAAGTAGAAACCCACGACACCCCCAAGCAAGTAGGCACAGCTGTTGATATTAAAGGCCATGACCAAATCAAACGAGTCTATTCACCAGATGGCAAAGCTCCTACAGTTACAACATGTGGTGGCGGTCATAGAGAGCCAAAGGTAATAACAGGTGGTGCTATGCGTGGCAGAGCTTACGATGAAGACGGCAAACGCATGGACAAGGACGGAAAATCAGTAGCAAGTCAAACCAAACAAATGCTTGAGCTACGCAAAGATGCTAAGTCCAATGCCATAACAACAGTTGGCAAAGATAGTCTGGTTGTTGAAAATGAAGTCTATTGGCGCAAGCTAACCCCTGTAGAGTGCGAGAGACTGCAAACAGTCCCAGATAATTACACCAATCATGTGAGCAACACCCAGCGTTATAAAATGCTTGGCAATGGTTGGACGATTGAAGTCATAGCTCACATCTTTAAGAACATGGAGACACTATGATGCAACCACGCAAACAAATAAATAACATTTACGGCTACGTCCGGGTTTCTTCGGAGCAACAAGTCAAAGACGGATCTTCTCTGGACGAGCAAAAAAGAATCATAGAAGAATTTGTCCAGGCCAAGTTCAACAGGCCGGTCGATGAATTTTTTATTGACGCTGGTGTTAGCGGCATGAAAGATCTCGTTGAACGTCCAGGCTCCAGGGCCATGACCGATGTTATGGACAAGCATGATGTGATAGTAACGACCAAACTTGATCGACTTGCCAGGTCCTTTATTGAAATGGTCAACATGATACCCACCCTGGAACAAACCGGTATCACACTTTACTTCTGCGAAATGTTTGGCGACATACCTGTGGTCTTACCCCAAGAGCAGGAGGCCCAGGGCCTAGCAGCTAAACTAGACATGGTTCGCATCAACAACCGCAACCTAGTAGCCACTTTGGCCCAGTTTGCAGAGTTTGAACGCGACATGATTAAGTCCAGGCTTTCAGCTGGCAAGATAGCCTGGGCCGAGAAAGGTTACTCCATTGGCGGCCAGGTTCCCTTTGGCTACAAGAAACAATACGAGGACCATGGATCCAGGCGTCATACAAAATTGATTCCGGTGCCAGAAGAACAAGAAGTTCTCAAGACCATCTACGCCTGTAAATCACGCGGTCTAGGCGCTAGAAGGATTGCCAAGCAGGTGCAAAATTCACACCCAGGCTACGAGCACTTTCCTTATCACAAGGTGCAAAAGATCCTCAACAGAAAATTTCAAGGGTTACTCGATATGGAAGATCAGAAATACGATACCCGACATTAGCAAAATTTAAACTTTAGGCTATAATCTTTTATTATGGCCCGGAGTGAAGTCGACAACATAAACATTTTCGCACCCCAAGAAGATCTCCTCGATATGGGCGTAAAAGCCTATGAAGAAAATGTGCCCCTTTTAGGACAAATTGGTGTTGGCCTTACTCCCCCTGGCCT